CACTCAGTATCATTTAGCCACACTTACAAAGAAGTCTAGAGGTCATTACACCCTAGCTGTTCAGCTATCAGAAGATGAAGAAGATCAATTGAAGATTAATGACATTGGAAAGAGATTTCCAGCCGGGGACATCATCACTATTTGTCGTATGATTTCCTTATCCTTGAGAAATGGTGTTTCAGTTGGTGATATTGTCGAGCAATTGTCAAAATCCAACATCGCTAACATGTATGATGCTCCTGCTGTATTTGCTAGAGTCCTTAAACAGTATATTCCTGATGAAGAAGTCATTGAAAAAGAAAAAGCCAAGGGCAAAGTTTGTCCAGAATGTGGTGAACCCCTTGAATTTAGACGCGAATCCGGGTGTTTAACCGAACTATGCACTTCCTGTGCTTTCAGTAACAGTAAATGTGGTTAAATAACTTTCTAGTCCTTAGTAGAGGAATCATTGATAAGGACTAGAAATGATAAAAGAAGAAGTAAAATACCTGACCAAAGGCTCTCACTCCAAAGTCACCGTTACCTGTGACTTTGGAGTATCTGATAAATGTAGAGGCCAATATAATTACCCCTACAAGGACGCCCTCAGGTTTAGAAATAACAACGAAGGCAAGGACATATGTTTATTTTGCTCAAGAACCTTAAAATTTTCTGGAAGAAAGAATCCCAACATGAAATACCCACTTGATGACACCCTCTTTTCTGTTATAGACACTCACGAAAAAGCCTATGTTTTGGGGTTAATTGCTTCAGACGGATCTATAGGAAAGGGGGCGGTCAACATTTCTTTAAAAGAATCTGATGAATCTAGCTATAATCTTCTAACCTCTATTGCTAACTGGTCCCAGTGTGGTCCCGTTATCTCAAAGAAAAACAAGGACATTTGTGGGCTAACTTTTAACTCGACTCAGATTGCTTCAGATGTCATCACACATCTTGGATTAGGCTCACACGGTAAAAAGTGTTTTGGTATCAAATTTCCCTTGCTCTCCCCGGAATTGACCCTCTCTTTCGTAGCCGGATTTTTTGATGGAGATGGTTGTGTGACTCAAGACAAGGAGTTCTATAACTACCCTAGGTGTAGTTTCGCTTCTGGATCATTAGAGTTTCTTGAAAGCCTTCAAGCCTTCTTGGGTGTTTCTTCATCTCTGTCTAAAGGGGCTTGCTGCCACTTAGAGTATGCTGGGTCCAATGCTCTTGACATTTTAGGTAGAATCTACAGCAATACCTCATTCAAATTAGAAAGAAAATACACACTCTTTAGAAGACTAGCCGCATGGCTCCCTTCTTTTGGCCCCGGCACAACTTTAGCGACCTTTAAATGTGTGAGAACAAGCTCTGAGGCAAAAATACCTAGTAAAACTAATATCTCAGACTCTGGCTATGACATTACGATAATTTCTAAGCTGAAAACAGTTGGAGATGTGGAGTTTTTCGACACAGGCATCAAAATTCAACCCACTCCAGGCTGGTGGTTGGCGCTCGTCCCCAGAAGTTCAATCTCAAAAACAGGCTACATACTAGCTAACAATCTTGGAGTAATTGACCAGAGCTATACTGGAAACATCATTGTGGCCCTTAGAAAAGTAGATAAACTTGCTCCTGACCTGGAGTTACCACTAAAGATTGCACAAATAGTTCCAATGCCAGCTTCTCATTTTGAGATTGAAGAAGTTGATTCCTTGGAAGTTACAAATAGGGGGACCGGGGGATTCGGCAGCACCGGAAACTAAATTTTGAATCCTTATATGTAATGCTTTAGATTTTAGACTCCAAAATAGGAATGCGACTCCAGAGGCGCGTAAACTTGAATTTTGTCATGAATGCAGAAGCGATTATTACTCCAAAACTGGTGAACTTCTCTTAGATAGAGATTTTTAGGGATCGTATTGCTCAGATGGTATTCGCTCCAATATCTCGTGCAAAATGCAACTCTAGTGATGCAGTTCGCGGCACAGGAGGGTTTGGAAGCACAGGAAAATAAAGTAACTTCAATTAAATCAGTTTATAAAATTTGGCATAAAAATAGCAGTATAAGTAAGTACCTCTACCGGCCTGTGTGCCATTTTAAGGAGAGTCAAAATGAAGAAGTCCCTATTAGTCCTACTACTCGCTGCTGGAACCCTAGCTTTCGCTCAGGCCCCCGCTGCTGTCAAGCCTGCCGCTTCTGTGGCTTCCGTAGCTCCTAAGGCTGTGGTTAAGAAGGCTCCAGTGAAGAAGGCCAAGACTGTCAAGAAGAGCAAGAAGGCCAAGACTGTCAAGTCCGAGAAGAAGGTTGTGGTTGCTCCTGTAAAGAAGTAATCAATTTAAATAATAATATCATTTAGATAATAGTTGCCCCAAGAGTTCAAAAATTCTTGGGGCAACTTTCTTTTTTAGCTAGTATAGTATGGGGGAAGAGGTAATCATGGAACCAAAAGATATGACTACATCCCAACTCAGAACACAGCTTCTGACCACTGATTTTGGTGGTAAAGTATGGAAAGAAGAGTGTCTTAAAGAACTGGTGGAGAGAGAAATTTCTTATGCACTCATGAGTATTGTGACTTGATCAAAAATACTTGTAATGAAATCTTAATCCGTCTAGTATAATGAATGCAGGAGCTACGTCCTAATGAGACTACTTTGTTATTTTAAAGGTCATCAATACCACGTTTTACTTGAAGACTGGTTGCCCCCAAAGGATGCAGATGACCACACATCCCTTCTGCGGTTTATGGAATGCTCTCACTGTAAACAGGTTTTAGCCACTATCACTCACCCAGATGACTATAAAAGTAAGTGGTCTGTTGCTACAAAGTTTGGACATCGAACTATTCCTCCGGAAACGGATAAAAAGGAGCAAGTATGAGTCATTTTTACGGAGTAATGCAGGGTAGCCGAGGCGGGGTTACTCGTTGTGGCACCAAAAATTCGGGGCTTTCCACTACCGCCGCTTCTTGGAATGGGGCCATCAATGTTGCTCTTTACCAGGATGCTGATGGACAGGACTGTTATCGTGTAGTCCAGACCCCCTGGCATGGCAATGGAGTAACTCGTATTCTAGCCGAAGGCGTGGTTGGAAAGTAAATAAAATAAATCAGTAGCCATTCCTCTTTTGTAGGCTTCATTACGGAGGGCGGAATGGCTACGGACGATCAGCGCATGATTAAGGCCCTTGAAGGAATTAAATTAGAGAGGCGCAAACTAATGGCCGCTCATGTACAAGCCCATTTTAGTATATTTCTTGAGCTAGCAGAGCTAGAGGGAAATTACAAAACCATTAAAGCCTTGCATCATTTGAATGACAACTCTAGCATAAAATTTTTAGTAGAATAATCAGTATTAGCCCCTTTAAACTACCTGCCAGTGTGGTGGCAACAAATTAAAAAATAATTAGTATGAAATCTCCCTATGCTCGGTATAATAGGCATAGGGAGATTCACATTATGCTAATCAACGGCAAAGAAATGGACATCCACGAGGGCCTTGAGGCCACCATTAGCTATGGCTCAGATTCTCACCCAGCAAAGGTTTTGGCTATCAAGGAAACCCCCGCCTACCTCTACTTGGAGCTTACTGAGTACGAACACCATGCCGATACCACCAAGAAACTGGGCATGGGCCACCAGGAATGGATCATTGATTGGGACAAGCCTCTCAACGGTGTGGTCAAGGCTAAGATTTCCAAGAAAACCGGGAAATATGTTGGAAGCAAGAGCTTCTCTAGCATTAGCCTGGGTCACGCTCGTTACTATTACTGCTGGGAATTCTGATATGGATTCTCGCATCATGCCTTTCATTGTTCTTCACAGTAAGTTTGGTGGAGATCGTTTTATCACTGGCTACGAAGGTGATTACAACAAATATGGGAAATATGAAATCTTAGGCTTCGCTAATTCTATTCCAGAAGCTCAAAAGATTCTCAATCCAACCAAAGAGGATAGAGATTATACCCTTCGCCGTTGGTATGAGAGGATGGCGGCTGAAATGGCAGCTAAAGGTATTGGGCTCTCCAAAGAGGGTTATGAGATGGGGCTGAATATTCTTTTGAATGCGAGGGGTTAAATGGAAATGAAAAAGGAAGAACTCTTTGCTGCTCTGGATAAGTTCACAGCAGATTACATGCATGGATGTCCCGTGGTTCAGTCCACGCTCCCTGGTTTTATGGACCCCAGAAACGAACTGATCCTTCAGCTTTATAAGTATGCCGTTCTGGAACTGGGGTACAAGCGTGATTAACTCTTTTTCAGGTTACTATCGCTTCCTCTCCAATTTTTGGATCAGTCAGGTGGTCTATGAAGGACTCACCTATCGTAATTCAGAAGCCGCTTATCAGGCTTCCAAGACCTTTGACCCCACTAAAAAATTGTGGTTCTTGGAACTTGAACCCGGTCAGGCCAAGCGTCTGGGAAAGAACCTCCCTCTTCGTGCAGATTGGGAAGAGGTTAAAAATCAGGTCATGTATGAGATTTGCTTGGCAAAATTTACCCAAAATCCTACCCTAGGGAGACTCCTGCTCCAGACTGGAGATGAAGAACTCATCGAAGGTAACACCTGGGGAGACACTCATTTTGGAGTATGTGATGGAATTGGTGAAAATGTATTGGGCAAAGTTCTAATGAAAATAAGAGAAGAGCTTAAAAACAAACTTTAGGGGGTAATATATGGGGAGATACATGCTCGTATATTGCATCACTAATAAAATAACAAATAAAAAATATGTAGGTCAAACCGCTCAGTCGCTTGAAAAAAGGGTTAGAGGTCATCGTTTTTTATCTTCAGCCACCTATAAAAATATGCCCATTGCTTGGGCCATTCAAAAATATGGATGGGACAACTTTTCAGTGGAAATTTTATGTGAGTGTAATTCCAGAGAAGAGCTAAACATAAAAGAAGTTGAGTTTGTAATAAAATTAGATACAATGGTGCCCCAAGGCTATAATCTTAGAGCAGGAGGAGGGGTAGTTTCTCTAGTCTCAGAAGCCTTAAAAGAAAAGATGAGGAGCAGGAATTTAGGCAAAAAAGCTTCAGAAGAGAGCAAAAAGAGAATGTCGGAGGCTCATCAAGGTCAAACCCTGTCAGAAGTAAACAAAGAGAAGTTAAGGCAAATGTACAAAGGGCAAAAATTGTCGGATTTAGCCTACCAAAATGCTTTAAAAGCTACAGTAAAAACTTATCAATTTTTAAACCCAGCAGGGGAACCTCAAACCGTTACTAATCTGCGAGAATTTTGTAGGGTACAAGACCTAAATTACCTCTCTATGCATAAAGTAGCTGCTGGTAGACGAAAATCCCACAAAGGTTGGTCAAAATTTTCTGGTAAGAACTTCGTCTAGCCCCAGTATAATAGCTGTATCCAAGGAGAACCATGAAGACTCAAGGGGAATGCAACAAGCTTGAAATGGGTGGTGTGACCGGTACGTCACATACATTTACCATCCAGGCAACTGCAAAGGCTTTCAAGATCCTCAGTGATGGCCTCTATTCCGACAAGGTGACTGCTGTCATCCGTGAACTTTCCTGTAATGCCTATGATGCTCATGTGGCAAATGGCAATCAGGAAAAGCCTTTCGAGGTCCATCTTCCCAATAATTTCGAACCTTTCTTCAAGGTGGGGGACTTCGGCCCTGGTCTTGAAGAAAAGGACATTTACGACCTCTATACCAGCTACTTCCAGTCCACCAAGATGCAGTCCAATGAGTATATTGGAGCCCTTGGTCTTGGTTCCAAGTCCCCCTTCAGCTACACTGATTCTTTCACCGTCACTTCCTATTTTGCTGGCGTTAAGAAGGTGTACTCTGCCTACCTCACGGAAGAGGGGATGCCCACCATCGTAAAGATGGGAGAAGAGGAATCTGCGGGAG